CTAATTTCTCAGTAAAATCCTCCTCAAAATAAGAGGCAACTCTCTGCCTGTTAGCATCCCAGACCTCATAAAAAAAGAAGTCAAATTTCATTGGGCAATGCCATTTTGGAGAGCCGTCTTTTTTTAATTCGCCCTTCTGGGTAGCGAAGCCACACAATAATTTTCCGCTGAAAGAATTATCGGTTGGGAAACCCTGATGGGCAGCATAATTTCTCAGCGCATCTTTTTCGGAGAAACCATCAAGATACTTTTGAATTTCACAAAGCTGCATCTCAAAACCCGTTAATTCATCCTCGTCAAGCGCCTTCATTCTAATTACTCCAGACTTTTTAGCATTAATGTCTAAATCAAACTTTAAGAAAAGAAATTCACTTACCCTATCCGAATATTCAGGAAAAAGGTTTTTAACTGCCAAGCTATACATCAAGTCTTGGAGGTTATCTGTTTGATCTTTACCTTTAAAAACGTCCTTACTGGTCTTGAAATCGCGAATAAGTGCAAATTTTTGCTTTTTATACAAGAAAAGCTTATCAATAAATCCGCGTATCTTATATTGAGTTTTACCGTCGTTCTTGACGATATCAAAATCTTTTTCCGAATACTCCTTGGTTGGAGGGCCTAAATCTTCACCAAAAAAATCATAGGTCAGTCCGTTGTAGATCATTTCTTTCATCAGGTCAATGTTATCTTGATCATCAACCCCCTCCCTAACCGCGTGTTTTATAACTAACCGTTTAATTGATGGCACTGAAAAAACATCTTCGCTTTTTATAATTGCGTCGAAATACTTTTTTCTGCGTTTTATGCCTAGAACCTCGAAAACTAAATGGCAAATAGACCCCCTACGCGCCCCATCATTGCTCTTCTCAGGCAGTTTGAGTTTATACTTGCACCAATACAACCAAGAGCACGATTGCGCGGTCTTAATTCTGCTGGCGGAAAGGGGTGTTATGGGTTCAGGCATCACCAAGTATTAAGGTTGTTTTAATCTCTTTTTTGGTGAAGCAGGAAGTGTTACTTTTGACAAAATCGCAGATATAACTTAGCTGTTTTTTCTGATCGTGGTCGTTATTCACCCATTTTTCAGTCAAATCATGCCCGTCGAGATGAGCGTCACCAAAATCATTATACGGTGATGGTGGAAATTTTACAGTTAATCTATCTAAATCAAAGTAGCCCGACAATTTTATAAAGGTTTTTATTGCTGCGACAAGTCCTCTATTTTCTGGACTCCTGCGATCATTATTAGTAGAGATAAAAATCCGATCAATACGCTTACTGTTAAGGTAATTAATGATATTAGTGTTAACGGATAAACCAAACATAACCAAAACGTTTTTAATACCTTGTTCATATAGTGCCAGTGCATCGCCTATGCTTTCTACTAAAATAACTTCTTTTTGCAATTCAATTTGCTCATTTACGCCCACGCTTTTATTAAAAGCAGGATACACCCAATTGTTTCTACGGCCAACGTGTTTCCATTTAGGGTAATCATTATCATCATCAACCTTTCTGCCTGAAAAGCCAATCAACTGGTGATGCTCATTATACACAGGAAAGACCATTCTTCTATACATTTTACCAACTCCCGCCAAACCCGCCTTAAACGCTTTTTGAGTCGATTCTGAAATTCCTTTTTTTAAATAAAAATTATAATTTGGGAACAGCTTGTCCAATGATTCTTCTGGATAGATCTTTTCCATTTGTATTTTCTCGTTTTTGCAGAAAGTGCCTGAGGTTTCAATTTTTCTATTACCCAAAATTTCCACCACTTGGGATGGATCTTTTACGGTGAGCTTCACTAAGGCTTCAAAAGGTTTACAGCCCTTGTTTTCGACAAAATCCATCCACACGCCTGTATTCTTATAGATTTTAACGGCAGTTTTATTATCGCCGTCCCTATAAAGCGCTTGAGTTCTCCAGTGATCCCCGCAGTCAATGAGTGTATAACCAATTGACTCTAAAACCCCCTGAAAGTCATCAGAATTGATCAAACTCTGGGATGGTTTCTTGGACTCCATCAGTATCTAATTCCTCCTCTCCATCTAGCATTCGGGCAATATCACGCAAATCTCCACGTTCAGTAATATTAAAGTTATTAAAATCTAAATTAATCGCATTTTTACGCAACGCATCCCCAATCCTGACAGGTTCAATCGCACCTGCGATATCGCTGCCTAGATGACGTGATTTGACATTAATTAATTTGTGCGTCCCAAATCTGCCACCTTCAGTTTCCATCTCGTCAGCAGTTTTATTACGCAAGATGAACATGTGGGAACAAAACTGGGTAATGCGATCTGAAAGTGAAACGATGGATTCATCGTCTACTATGTTTTGTGAATTTCTGTTATTGGTAATTCCATACCTGTTTGACTGCACGGAAGTGATCATCGGAATCACGGGATTGCCATCGTGTAAAACCTCCTTTTGAACACACTTCTTAAATTTATCCACCATTTCACCCACTACCTGCCACTCGGACTTATTTGCGATGTTTTCCGATGTTGTTTTAATATAATCAAAGGAAAAGACCATTTGGTTGCCCCGCCCGACTTTAGAATAGTAGAAACGTTTGAGGGTGTTCACCATAGAGTCAACATCCATTCCCCCGACGTTATAATAATAAAATTTTAAGTTCTTAATCTTTGGCCACACAGAGCGAACTTTATCAACGACTTCTTTCCCAGCTTGTCGCCACTTGCCGCTTTCAAGAAGATGCATGGAAACACCTGAAAGCGCAGCGCACTGGCGCATAATTAGCTCCTCCTTGCTCATTTCGCCATTATCAAAGTGCAACACGGGAATGTCATATTTGAGGCTGACTTTCGTTGTGTAGTCCATGCAGAAATTAGTCTTACCTACCCCAGAACGTGCCACAATAACAGTAATATTTCCTGGGCGCAACAGAGAGCCGTAAATGTCATTGACCTTCTCATGAGGCCCCATCATCCCAAATTCAGTTACGGGATTATTGCCTCTATCCTCAATGAGATCCTCCATATCTTCATAAATATTTTCAGGAATATCATTGCCCATCTCATACAAGTTAATACGAGAATTGTAAATGTTATCAGCGGCCTCAATAATATGTCGATAAGATGCCTCCGAGGCCATGTTCTTCATTTTTTTCACGATATCTTGCGAGGACTCCAAGATTTCGCGCCTAATCGAGTATTTTTTTAATTCCTTAGCCGTCTTAAGGGTATTACCATCGGGAACCTTGCGTAGCGCTAATGATTTAATGTAATCTGACGGATTTAAATTATCCTCAAAAGATAGGCCAACATCATTAACTCTTTGAGCTATGATTACCTCATCTATCTCATCTCCCGAGTTAATTGCTTGCTGAATTACACGAAAAATAGTTGAATGCAGGGAACTCTGCTTTGAATAAAAATCGGAATTTCCAATAAAATTAGAAATTTCCGCCAAGGTGTCAGGCTCTTTGATTAAACCTGCTAGCAGTTGTTTTTCTAGTTCAAAATTATAAATCATTACTTTCTTCCCTTGGGTCTGGTGCTGAACTTGATGAGGTAAGATGGTTCTCTAAAGCTTTCATTAAAGCAAATTCAGTCATGCCACAATCGAATTTGGAATAAATCAATGGCTTGCCTTTTTCGGACGAGACTGCCATAATCACGCCTTTATACTTGTCAACTCCACCTGATAACTCATAAAGGTTATCAACCATTTCAGTTGGGATTGAAAATTCTCCTTCTTCTCCGTCTCCTAGATTCATAAATAAATGTCCTGCTGATCAAATAATGAGGCTACAATTTTGTCCTGCGGATAAACCTCTGCCAACTTTATATCATTAGCAACACAGAAGTCAAGTTTCTTTTGATCCCTTTTTAACTGATCGCAGTATTTTAAGCGATTTTTATGAAAGAACTTAACGTATTTCGTGTGTTGTGCGCCCTGAACCTCTATAGCGATTTTTTTGTTTGCATTATAAAAATCCAAAGTTAGACGACTACCCGCAACGCGAAATTCTTCAAACACTATATCATTTTTCCAGTAAGCATACAGAAACTTTTTTACCCTAGTCTGAAACTTGCTGCGACTGGGTTTGTCCCAATCTATTAAATATTTTTTTGCGTTTTTTAAGTTTCTTTCCTTGCCGTAAGCATCGATAAACTTCATACCTCTATCTGCTTTTTTAAATCAATAAAATTTAGCCCTACCATGACTTATCGTATTTTAAATTTCCATTCTTTATACAGACATCGTAGCTCTTTGGCTCTAAATTTAGAACTTCCCCGATTGATTTAATGTGAGTTTCAGGGTTGGATATCAAACTCTCGTAACTGGACATCAAGTAGG